GATCGTGGCAACGTGTGTATCCGGAGCGCAAACAAGTAAAAATGGCCCGGTTAGTGACACGCGAAATGTAATAATAAGGGCGGGGTTGATGCCCCGCCCCATCTTTTTAGGGAAATAATATGTCTGACATACATGAAGCATTAGAACTGTTAGATCATGACAATGACGACCATTGGCAGCGTAACGGCAAGCCTAGTCTGGCTGCCGTAAAATCCATTATGGAAGAGTTGGGCACATTGCCAGATGGCGGCGTGAAGAGGGCTGATATTGAGCATTTCTCAAGGCATTCATCCGTGGATGATGCTGCGGTTGATGATGAGTCTGATCTTAAAACGAGTCTCTCAAAATTATCTGATGATATCAAAGATTTGCAATCTAAGGTTGCTGATCTAAAACAAAAAGAACTGTCTCTACTACAACAGCGCGATGAGATAATTTTGCAGCTTGAAGGCAGCAAATCAAAGCACGATGATTTGCAGCAGATAAAGAGCTACATATCTAGCTTTAACAGGCTTAATATTGAGCGTCAAAGCCAAAAGGCGCGGATTTTGGATTCCATGAAAAAGATTAATATCCAGGATTAGTCGTTATGGTTATGATTGTCGAGGATGGCTCTGGCGTAGATGGTGCCAACAGTTATGTTAGCGTTGAGTATGCTGACGCTTTTTTCGATGCACGTGGGCGTTCGGATTGGCATTCCAATGCGGATCACAAGGAAAAAGCCCTTATCAAATCGACTGACTATATTGACGCGGTATTTGGATACCGTTTCAAGGCGCAAAAGTTTGATCCGTTCCAACCGCTTGAGTTCCCGCGGTTTGGACTCTATGACCGCTACCAAAATGTAGTTATAGGTATCCCTGACAACCTCAAAAAAGCGACTTGCGAATATGCTGTAAGAGTCATATCGGGGAGTGAGCTACTGCAAGACCCTAATCTGTCTACGACAGATTTTTTGTTGCAGTCAAAAAAAGTAAAAGTAGGACCAATCGAAGAGCAGTATAGCTATGATATGTCTAACAGGCCTTATAAAAAGTTATATCCTGCGGCAGACAATTATTTGCGGGATTATATCGACAACAGGTTATATGCGTACAGATGATTGATTACAACGCAATTGCGATATCTGCAAGAGAAAAAATACGGGCTTATGGTCGCGAGGTGACATTGATACAAATCCCATCTGCTGCGGCTGACCCTGATCGCCCATGGTCGGCACCGGATAACACTGCCGAGCCGATAACTGAGGTTGTTAGTGTGGTGGCTGTCCCGCCTGGCGGTACGTCCAGCTTTGGGCTGGAGGTTAACAAGGATGATTTTTTGTCTAAGGCCAAGGCAGTATACATAACGCATCCCACCCAGTCAGACCCAATTAATTATCATCTGCTAAGGGATGGCACAAAAGAGTACAAGATTGAGTTTGTCGAGAGATTGCAACCAGGGCCGGTTGAGTTATTGTATTTCATTGGTGTGGTGGGCTAGGTCATGGCTAGCTATTTGGAGGCGCGAGACAGTATATTTGAGGCAATATATGGCATATGGCAGCCTACTGGATATGACATACAATGGCCAGATAAGGTATTTAGCAAGCCCGATGAGCAGGTGCCATTTGCAAGGGTTACGCTTAACCATGAGGATGGATATCAGGCGAGCCTTGTAAACCACCATGGGCAACGCATATGGGAGCGCAGAGGCACATTATTTGTGCAGATATTTACCCCGTTGGGGCAAGGAAATGATGAGGCATACGGATTGGCTAAGATGCTGATAGACATGTTGCAAAAACTATATACGAGCGCCGGTGTTATGTGTCGTAACGTGCGGCTAAATGAGGTTGGGCAAGAAGATTATGATTTTTTCCAGGTCAACGTAGTCGCTGACTTTACTTATGAGGAGATAGCCTGATATGACTTTACGGACACAGATGGATTCCGGCACGACCGGCCTTAGGTATGTTACAGAAACAAGCCCAGGCGTTTTGCCTGTTGACCCGGTATGGATACCGGTCGCCCCTAATAGCTATGCGGACTTTGGATCGAGCATTACGACAGCGGCAAGCCAGCCTATTAGCCTTAATAGGCAGTCTGAAAAGGGCGCTGTCGTTGACCTTAACGCAACAGCCGGATGGTCAATGGACTTTAGCTTTGAGGGCACAAAAGACCTTATGCAAGGATTTATGTTTGCCGACTACCGCTACAAAGCATACCAGACAGTTACTTCAGTCGCATCTAATGATATGCTTATGTCATCAACTGCCGGCCTGCAAGTGGGCTGTTTGGCGATTGGGGAAAACTTTGCAAACCCCGAAAATAACGCTGTTAATGAGGTGCAGGCAGTAACCTTAGATACATCAGTCACCCTTTCTGGCCTTGTTGACGAAGCGTCCCCTGATGCTGATGCAAAATTGCGGGTTGTTGGTCATCATTTTCCGGCTGGCGAGTTGGACATTGACACCAGCGGATCATATCCCAAAATAGTGTACACGGGTGTTGGTAAAGATTTGACCACATTAGGCCTCAATGTGGGCGAGCGCATATATATTGGTGGCGATGAGGCTGGCACGCAATTTGTTAATGCTGCCAATAATGGATTTAAGCGGATAAAATCCATTACGGCAACAGAGATTGTGATTGATAAGTCTGTGTTGCCCATGGTTGGCGAGACTGGCACAGGGCTGGATATTAAATTATTTTTTGGCGATGTGCTACGTAACGAGACAGGGGAACTTATTAAGACGCGGACATATCAATTCGAGCGCGTTTTAGGCTATCCAGACACCACAAACCCGACATTGCCGCAGGCTCAATATGTTGTCGGCTCAATCGCAAATGAGCTTAGATTTTCCTATGGCGCTGCCTCAATTATATCTCTGGACATGTCATTTGTCTCAAATGATGACGAGATACGCAAGACTTCGGATGGCCTCAAGGCTGGCACAAGGCCCACTCTGGTCGAGTCTGACAAATTTAATTCGACAGAGCATGTCAAATATGTATCAATGGGCATTGTTAATGATGGAGATTATCTTATTACGCCGTTATTTGCATTTTTGACCGACATTGAGTTTACCATTAACAACAATGTGTCGCCCAACAAGGCTATTGGCGTATTGGGCGCTATTGGGGCTACTGTCGGCAACTTTGATGTAACCGGCAACGCCGAGGCATACTTTAGCAACGTTGAGGCTTTGGAGGTTGTGCGTCAAAACAAAAACGTAACGATTGACCTGGTCTCAGTAAAAGACAATCAGGGCATATCGTTTGACATGCCATTGTGTACAGTTGGTGAGGCAAGGCCCAACGTGGAGCTTAACCAAACCATCAAAGTGCCTCTTAGTTTCCAGGCCGCGAATGCCTCTCGTTATGGCGATGGTTACGACCATACAGTATTGATTACATATTTTAATTATCTCCCGACAGCTGCTGAATAAGCTTTTTTTTGGACCGCTTTTGGGGTAATATGGCACGATATATTATTATATTATAAGGGTATAAAAATGACTGGATTATATGAGCGTTTTGGGACTGACTCCCAAAAAGAGACCGAGGGCGTAACTTTAGATTTTGGTGATTTTAAGATCAAAATCAGACGTTTAGGTGGGCGCAGCAAAGAGCTTGCCAAGTGGCAGACCAAGCTAAACCAAAAGTATAATCTGACCATGAAGGATATGACTGTTGATAACGCAGATGAGATGATGCGGTATATCACTGAGCTTGCGGCACAATATCTCATTGCCGACTGGCAGACCAAAACCCCAGGCGGGCAATGGCGCAAAGGTATCGACCAGCGCGGCAAGATCGTACCGTTTACTACTGCTAACGTTTTAAAGGTCCTAAATGACCTCCCGGACTTTACTGATTTGATAATCAAAGAGGCGACCGACGTTGAAAAATTTCGGGAGGGGGCGCTTGATGTCATTGCAAAAAAGCTGTAGAGCTCCTGGAGTATAGCCTTGCATTTGATCCGGAGGAGGAGGCAAAAATATTAATGCAGGCCCAAGCCATGGGGATGCCGGTACCTGATTATATAGCAAATAAGCCCGTCCTTGATGAGTCTTTGGCGCTTTATTGGCGGGCGTTTGCAGACTTAACTACTTGCAGGCGTTTTGCGGATGGGCCAATACCATGGGATGCTATAGCGCAATATGGCATATCAATTGATCTATCTAATGACCAGTTAGACGATCTAGATTATATAATAAGATGTATGGATAATGCCTTTTTGGCTTGGCGGGAACAACAGATTAATAAGAATCGCAAATGATGGATTTTTTTAGCCGAATGACATCCAGGGGGCGGCAGATAGAGCAAGCTCTAAACGAGGTCAAGAAAGATGCCGCCCTTAGGATAGACCGCAATCTTGTCTATACGACGCCAGTTGACACCGGTCGCGCTCGGTCTAATTGGATTGCAAGCCGTGGGGCACCAAAATACGAGCAGGCAAATCCTGACAGTACAGCCATGGCGTCTTATCACAAATCAGCCCAAGAGATATCCAGGTCAAATAGATCTGATGAGGTGATATATATCACCAATACATTACCGTATATAGTCAGGCTTAACGAGGGCTACTCTGCCCAAGCGCCTGCCGGATTTGTACAGCGGTCCATCAACTCCGCGGCGTCAGCGGTTCGGGGTAAAAAGCTGCTTGAGCGGGGGGCGGGCCGTTGATTAACGAGGGATTTAATATCTATGTTAGAGCGTTTGGGGCTCTCGGCGTACAGCGAGACTTAAACCGCATAGGCAGGGCAGGGCAAGAGGCAGCAGGGTCAGTCGACACCCTAAGGCGTGCGTTATATGTTTTTGGCGGGGCTGTAACAGCGCGTGCAATAGTTGGTGTAGCCGACAACTTTACAAATCTGCAAAACCGTTTGAGTGCCGTAACGGATGGCGTGGAGAGCCTAAACCAAGCTAATCGAGAGCTATTTGAGGTTGCGGCCCGCACCCGCACATCATTTGGCGCGGTTGTTGCGCTATACTCGCGCGTTGGTTTGGCAGCGCAAGATTTAGGACTTACCCAGAGCGAGCTTGCAGACTTTGTGGAGTCCGTATCCCAAGCAGCGATTTTGTCGGGCGCGTCGGTAACAGAGGCGGCAGCTGGATTTACTCAGTTGTCTCAAGGCCTGGCGTCAGGGCAACTACGCGGCGACGAGCTAAGGTCTGTGTTGGAACAAATACCTGTCGTGGCCGATGTCGTGGCCGAGGAGATGGGCACGGTAAGAGGCAGGCTACGCGAATTTGCCGAGCAGGGGCTTATCTCATCAGAGATAGTAATATCCGCATTTGCCAATATGGCCGACGAGCTCGACGAAAGATTTGCCCGCACCATCCCCACTATTGGGCAATCAATACAAGTGCTCGGCAACTCGGTGTTATTTGTGGTTGGGTCATTTGCACAGGCATCGGGGATAGCTAACGCAGTAGCTAGTACGTTATTGTCATTTGCAAGTAATGTCTATCTGGTCGAGACGGCTCTCGGCATCCTTGCATCAACCATAACAATAGCTCTTGTAAGGGTGGCAATCCCCGCACTTATTGCCGCATTTGTCTCCCTAAATTCTACAATGCGCGCCAATCCCTTTGTGTTTTTGGCTAGCGCAGTAGCAGCTGCTGCTATTGCATTACGGCAATATATAAGTATATTTGACGGCCTTTTAGCAGCGTTATCAAGGACAAGAGCATTTGGCCAGGCGGCATTTGCGGAGCTGTCTATCAGCGCCCAAGCGGCGGGGCAATCCATGGTCGGCATAAGCCAAGCAATTAATGAGGAGGTGACAAGGGCGGCTCAAAATGTCATATCCACGCAGACGCAGACGGCTGACATAATTGCCAATGTAACTGATGCATCGTTAGGCAAGGTGGCTGGCATTGCTCAGGAAAAATCAGGTCTATTTGCGCAAGCATTTAAAACGGCGTTTGATTTTGTCGGACAGGGCATTGCCGATATCAGCGACTACATGGTAAATGCGCTCAGATCGAGTTTTGACAGCACGCAACAGGCCGTTGCTGTATTTGCGGATAAATTTGTGCAAAACATTGTAGGCGCTGCAAGGTCTGCGATTGCAGCGCTTAATCAGGTGCCCACATCTATTGCGCGGTCATTCTTGGAGGCATTTAACACGGCTTCTGCCTCGATTGAGACAGCCATTAATAATATTATTAATGGCCTTAACAGGATACCGCTTTTTGACAATATAGAAAATGTGCAATTTTCTCGGATCGGCGAGGAGTTTTTGTCCCAGACAAGGACTATGGGCGATGAGATTAGAGAGGCTTTTGAGTCGGCGCAAGACTTGACGCCGGCACAAGATTTGTTACGCGCCGGTGAGGAGTTTATTGAGCGAGTCAGGGCCAGAGCGGCTCAGACGGCGCTGCCTGATATGACGTTACCAGGGTATGAGACTATTGAGATCGCTGCCCAATCAATGGATGATCTTAATATATCTACTGACCTTGCATCTTCTGCGACATCTGGCGCGGCTGGCGCACAAGAGCAACTAAGCGAGCAATTGTCTGAGACGGCCAAAATGGCTGATCTGACTAAGACACGGATGGATGCCCTTGCTAATATGTCCATTAGCGGCGAGGTGTCATTTGTGTCAAGTCTGTCTAGTGCTTTTGACAGTTTTAACGACGGCCTGCATTCAATGGCTGAGGATATCGAGGGTACATTGTCGCGGACTTTTAAAGCGGCCGAGGATATTATATTTGATTTTGTGTCGACCGGCAAGGCTAGCTTTGGCGATTTTGCCACGAGCGTTGTTAACGATTTGCTGCGCATATCAATCCGGCAAAACATCGTCAATCCCCTATCTGGTATATTAGGCGGTTTGGTCAACGGCGTGTCTTCTATGTTTGGTGGTGGTGGCAAGCCCGGCGGTGGGCTATTTGGTTTTAACACGGGCGGGACTTTTGCTGTGGGCGGAAATCCTGGCATCGACCGAAATACACTGAGTCTTAATGGCGCCCCCATTGCTAAGGTTAGCCGCGGCGAGATGATTGATGTCAAATCAAGGGGCAATATCAGCAACGGCCCAACTGTGGTGCAGTATAATACATTTAATGTGTACCCAGGTGTGGAGCAGACGGTACAACAAGAGATTATGAGATATGCGCCTGATCTCCAAAAAGCTACTATTGAAGCCATCAAAGACAATAACGCCAGGGGCATAAATTGATAAATTATCCTCTCACAATGCCGCTAGGCCTAGGCTCTGGACAGGCTCAATATTGGGAGTCTTTTAGTATGTCATTGCGGCATGCTGTGGCAGTCTCCGAAAGCCCTTTTACGTTTGAACAGCAGGTGCAGGAGCATGCAGGCAGCGTTTGGGAGTTTAGTGCTAAAACATATGCAATGTCATATGACAGGGTAAATGATTATGCTGATCAGTTTGAGAGTTTTTTGCGCGCCCTCAATGGGCGAGTGGGCACATTTTTGTTTAGCCCACCTGGCCGTTATCGCAATAGCTCAGGCGCTATATATGGCACAAGCGCGCAGCCAAAGGTTAATTTAGGAGGTCAGATAGGCAGATACCTGGGCATAAAAGATTTGCCTGTATCTACTACTAATGTATTTAGGGCCGGGGATATGGTGCAGATAGGTCAGGATTTGCAAGCAAGGCTATATCAGATATTAGAGGACGTAACAAGCGATGAGGCAGGGCTAGCAACATTGTCGTTGGCCCCTAAGATTATGACGCCATACAATGATAATGATCTTATTACATATAATAATCCACATGGATTATGGCGTCTTAAAGACAATTATACAACAACAGTTATAGAGGTTCCGTTTAGGCGGTCTTATGAGATAAGGGCTATGTCTGCACTATGAGTAGAGATATAACAAATCAATTTCGGGATGTTGTAACAAGCCAGCATGTGTCGTCTGTGATGCTAATAACGATGGATTTTTCCCAGACGCTCAGGCTTTGGAATGGCATTGGCTTATTAACTTATAATGGCCATGAATATACAGGGTCTGGTAACGCCCTGAGCGTAGACGCAATCCACGAGACAAACAGCATTGAGGCAAGAGGCACTAAATTTGTTCTAAGTGGGGTTAATCCGGCCATTGTAGCAATAGCTCTAGCCGAGCCATATCAGGGCAGGCGCGTAACTATCGAATATGCTGTTTTGGATGATAATGGCGTTATTTTGCCCGATCCATATCCGTTTTTTGCTGGTTACGCGGATAATATGGACATTGAGGCGGGGCGAGATACGGCAACAGTTACGTTGAGTGTCGAAAACGAGTTGATAGCGCTAAAAAGAGCAAGTGACCGCAGGCGGACCCACGAAGACCAGCAGATCAATTACCCAGGTGACTCGTTTTTTAGTCGCGTCGCATCAATACAAGACAAGAAATTTGTATGGGGGCGCAATGGTTAGGCACCAAAATTGGCCAAGTATATTAGCGGAGTATTTCCGGGATTGCGAGCATGAAAGATTTATGCGAGGTCATTACGATTGTGCACTGTTTGCAGGCCGGGCAATTGATCTCATGACAGGCAGTGATTTTTGCTCAGAATTTGCAGATAAATACACTACAAAAAAGGGTGCCACCGAGTTAATCAAAAAAAAAGGCTATAAAAACCTTGAGGATTTGGCCACAAAAAAGCTAGGCGTTCCATTGAGTAATATTAAGATGGCCCAGCGGGGGGATTGCATATCATTTGATGCTACTGAGGGGGTAGCACTGGGGATAGTTGATTTATCTGGCGCCAAAATAGCTGCGGCGGCTAAAGATGGCATACAATTTTTGCCCATGGCTTGTGGGCGCAAGGCTTGGCGGGTGTAAATGGGGGTCGAAGCTCTTATTATAGGCGTAGCTGCCGGCCTTATCAAAGGCGCAACTGCTGGCGTAGCTGCTGGCATATTAGCTGGCGTATCCACGTTTGCAATGGGAGGTATCAGCAAATGGCGATCTGAAAAGGCACAAAAAAAGCTTGCAAAACAACAAGCTGCTATTAATGCACAATTTGCGTCTAAGGCGTCTGGATACACCTATAATAGCAATGAGCCTATAGCGTCGCGCGAAATTATATATGGTGAAATGCGCAAGGGTGGCAGCATAGCGTTTTTGGAGACAACAGGCAGCGATAAATACCTACATATGGTATTAGTATTGGCAGAAGACGATGTCCACGAAATAGGTGAGATATGGGCAGATGATGTCGTTATCCCGGTTGATTATTTTGATGGCAACGGCAATGTAATAGCCGGAGAATACAATGGAGTACTAAGGATAAAAAGACATAACGGTTCAGAGGATCAATTAGCAGACTCTGATCTTGTCGCCGAGACTACAGCTGATGCAAGTTTTAGGGGGCGCGGCATAGCATATCTGTACATAAGATTTAAGTATGACAGGGACAAATATCCATCAGGGCCGCCTAAAATATCGGCGATAATAAAAGGCAAAAAATTATATGATCCAAGAGACGGAACAAAAAAATATACCGCCAACCCCGCTCTAATACTATATGATCTACTGACAAAGCCGGCAGACGCATTATTCCCCGGGCTGGGCGTTGACCCTGTTTACATAGACGAGCAAAGCTTTATAGCTGCGGCCAATGCTTGCGAAGAGTTTGTACTTGTCAACGAGATAAGCGAAAACATTACATCAGCTGACCCTAATACTAATATAATGTCCATAGTGGGCAAAAACAGCAGGACAAACTTGCAGACTGGAGATAAGGTACATTTAATTGGCGCTGGAGTTCCTGGCGGATTATCACAATTGACTGATTATTATGTAATAATGCATCAGCGCAAAGATAATGTGCGCATCAAACTTGCCAGCACATATCAGGACGCTTTGGACGGTAATGCTATTGATATCACAAGTAACGGTCAATGCTCGGTGCGAAAAATTGCAGAACCAAGATATAGCGCTGGTGGTATAATGCAAGCAGATCAATCGCCGGATGAAATGATCGACGAGATCATTAGCGCTATGGCTGGTAATATAAATTATATTGGTGGCAAGTGGTTTGTAAGCGCAGGCGTATACAAAAATCCAACCTATGCATTTAGCGAGTCGCATATAATTAGCAGCTATAAGATTAGGCCAAAAGCGTCTAGACGAGAAAGATACAATATAGCAAAAGGCGTATATGTCAGCCCACTTAATGATGGCAAACCGTCTGATTATCCCGTAGTTAAAAATGCCCTATATATCAGCCAAGACAACGGCGAGGCAATATCAGCTGATGTGCCGTTGCCAATGACTCAGAGACCGCATACGGCACAACGGATCGCAAAAATCGAACTTGAAAAAACAAGGCAAGAAATACTTTTTGAGGCATCTTTTAGCTTGCACGCAATGCAAGTTAAGCCAGGCGACACAATAAGATTAAGCATTGCCCAGATGGGCTGGGACCAAAAGTTATTTGCGGTCAAAACTTGGAGATTAGCCGCTAAAGATATCGATGGCGTACCGTTAAATTATGTGCAGATGGAGCTACAGGAGACGGCCGCTGAGATTTACGACTGGAATAATGGGGAGGAAACAGCAGTTGATCCTGCACCAAATACAAATCTAACAAATTATATGTTTGTGCCGCCGGTTACAGGATTGGCGGCGACTCCAATTGAAGTTAGGACTGCAAGTGGTGATATGACTTATCAATTTAAAATCACCTGGACTCCGCCGGATACTGATTTTGTCATAAATGGGGGGCGATACCAGGTGCAATTTAAGGAGACGCTAGACAATGTTTGGTCGAGATCATTTACGGCAGAGGATGAGGACATCGAGGTCGCAGTACCGCAGATAAATCCTGGGACTACTTATGATGCAAGAGTTAGGGCAGTAAGCTCGATTGGGGTGAGGTCCGAATATGCAAGCTTGTTTGGCATAAATATATTTAGCCCATCAGGCGCAACTTTTAAATTTGATTATCGCTATACTTTTGAGGCGCCATATGAGATAATAGACTATGGCAGCATTGAGGATGAGCCTGTTTCGGATCTTGATTGGGGTCCACTGTATGTTGAGAATTAATAAGAGGTCATAAAGATGTCATCAACTCAGGTAAGCAGACGTCGAGGCACAACAGCGCAACACCAAAATTTTATCGGCGTTGTGGGAGAAATCACTTATGACACCGATAAAAATAGGATAGTTGGTCATAATGGTCAGCAATTTGGCGGCATACCCCATGTTAATTGTTATGACGCAATGGACAATTCTTTCACCTCCTCAAACGCTGGAGGAGGTGCTAACGACATTACATTAACGCTTGCAAAGTCACCTACGCAATATGCTACTTATCAGACATTTATTTTTAAACCAGCAATAAATAATACTGGCGCGGTTACTGTAGACATAAATGGACTTGGCCCCCAGCCCTTGCGCAAGGTAATTGGGGGTGCAGTAGTTGATCTTGACCAAAATGACCTAATAGCAGGTATCCCTATTACAATTACATATGATGGTACACAATTTATAGCAACAGCAGGCGGCGGGGTTGTCGGCAGTGGCGGTGGCAATATTGGCAATATACAAAGATTTACAGCTTCTGGCACTTGGTTTAAGCCGGCCAATTTGTCATCAATAAAAGTCATTGTTACCGGGGGAGGCGGCAGCTCACCCAATCATGGTGGGACCTCATCTTTCGGTTCTTTTTGCAGCGCAACTGGGGGTGGTTCTTATGGCCATTCCGGTGGCACGACAGAAGGAACCGCAATAGGCGGCGATAATAACATAAGAGGCGGCAGCTTTTACCAGACCAGTTCATCACCGGTAAAGGGCGTATCCGGGGCATCATTTTGGGGCGGCAGCGGGGCTTATGGCTCCGGTGGCAATTTAGGGGCGTCTGGCGGGACAGCCAT